TGATGTCTCGGCTGTCTGAGCCTGACTTATATCCCTGAGTTGACAGATCCTGATACTTGAGGCCATTGGTCAGAGGCAATACTGCTCCTGTTTCGCTCTCGAAAAATCTCTTTATCCTCTCATTGAGCAGCTTTTCAAGCTTTTTCTGGGCATCGTCTGTCTGAGGATATGATGCAGGCACCTCCAATACTCCATGCTTTGCATTGGCTCTCTTGTAACTGTTTGTGCTATATGCGATTAAATCACCGTATCCGGCATATAGAGAGTCAAGTATTGCCTTGATTTTTTGGTCATGGAGTTCAAAGTGGAGGACATTGGCCTCATCAAATGTATCCCTCATCACGTAATCACCAATCTTTACATTGCGATACCTGTTGTTTTTGAGGGCATATTCATCTTTGTCAAATGTGTCGGCCACATAAAGCTGATTATTATGCATGATGACAAGAGCCTCGTTGTCATAAACAAGCCTGTGTACCACATCTCTCCAAAACTTTGAGCTGCTCTTGTTCTGATTAGGCTGCACGTTCAAGAGGTAATACATCTCACCCCTAAATTGCTTGCCATTCTCGTATGTAATAAACTCTGATTTACTGACAGCATTGGCAATGAGATTTACTGATGCCTGTATAGCAAGCTCCTTGTAAAATACCTCTGCCGATACCTTCCCACATGCAACTGCAGACAGGTCAAGAGTCCCATCTGAGCTGAACAGAGATATAAACCAATCTTTCACCGACAAATTGCATCACCTCCCTTAATACGTTCTGACATCGAGATCCAATAACGTTGTCTGGACCTCTGGCATGTCTTGTTCAATGGTCATGGCATGAGCCAGGGCCATAAATGGATCTGTTTTTCTGGACCGTCCCTCAATCTTGGCATAGATATAGTTGCCAATATCTTGCCCTTGAGTCTTTCCAACTTTAACCTGCTTTGTGTTGTTTGTGGCCCATCGCAATACTGGCTGTTCTCCCCACGTAAATTGCTGATTAACAAAGACACTATCAATTACAGGAGCAACCTTCATGATGTCCGATGGCCTTACAAGCTTGATATTCTTTTGTATTGTGGCATCAAATCCAATCCTCTCAAGGCTCTTGGCCAATAGAGCAAATCGGAAGTTATCCAGTGCAAGCTTGATGATGTTGTATTTGTGCATCTGCTGCTCTATGTAGTCAGTAATGAGATCCGGATGGATCTCGACTCCCTTGACCAATGTCAGGTATCCCTCATCTGCCCATTGCTGCCATGGTGCTTTTATCCTTGGCAGGTCAGGAGACTTGAGACAGAGCCATGCATGATTGATGTCATATCTCTGATCACCAATTTTAAAATGGATATTGACTGCTGCCATATCCTGCAGCTTGGAGTAGTCTATACCCACAACTGCGCTCTGGCCTTTGAGGTCAATCATTGGCTTGTTAGTTGCAATGATGTTCTCCCATGATGCAACCTCAACCTCTGGATTGCCATCCGGGATATTCATCCTCTTTGTCATAAAGGCAGTAAACTGATTTGGAGACTTGAGCCAATCTCTATACTCCTTCTCAATCTCGGCCATTAGGTCAGGTCTGTATGGCAGACTTGGATTGGCCATCTGCCAGTTTTGAGGATCATGTACATCCTCTTTCTTGTCGAGTTTGCATATAAAAGGGAGCATGCCATTATCCGGCATCTCCCCATTTAAGATTGCATGAGCATCCTCAATCATATGATCCAGAGGACCATCCCTGATGTCCCCATTTGTTGTTGCATATGTGCGCCTCGGATGAGGCTTTTTGCCTAACCCTGTTGTAAATACATTGATGTTTTTGTAGTCCTGGTATTGATGTATCTCATTAAATACAACAATGCCTGACCTTAATCCATCTTTGCCCTTAGGATTGTTTGTCCTGTACTTAATCCGGCTCTTGGTACTCCTGGATATGATTTCCTCTTTAGTCCAGTACCAATGCATCTCCAATTTCTTTGTTTGCACCGGTTCCTCAAGTACATTCCAGATGTCATCAAATGGAGCCTTTGCCTGATCTTCACTGTTAGCGCAAATATCCACATCATAACGCTTGATGCCATTATATGGCCCGGCCAAGCACCATGACTCATAGGCAATGTAACCATCCTTTCCGGCTCCTCGGCCTATCAGCATAAAGAGATCCGGCCATCTTGGTCTGTTGTCACTCTTGCGATATGTGCAGCAGTGCAGACCTAATACAAATTGCTCCCATGGGAATATTTCATCATAGTCAAAATACTTGACCTGTCCCAAATACTTATCAAACTGTTCCTTGTTGATGTATATATCCTCTGTCATGAGTGCCTGCTTGACCATCTTTACAAGGTCATGCTGCTCCTTGCAGGCTCTTATCTGCCCTTGCTCAACCATATCCATGTATCGTCTGACCTTAGGATGTATCTCTTTATAACTCATCGGCATCTGAATCAACCCTCTCGGATGGTGCAGCCTTTAGACCAAGCTCGCTGAGTATTTTGAGCATCTGGGCATTTGTCTTGTTAAGCTCGGATATGCTGTCATTTTTCTTGTAGCCAAATTGAGTGGCTGAGTTTTGCCAGGGGATTGTGACTCCTCTTGTCCTGATGTCAGCTATCAAGGCATTTTTAATGTGCCAGAGTGCCATATAATCCTCAATAAGGTCCTCATAATGCTTGCCTTTTATGTTGCTCGACTCCAATTGTGCAAGCAGATCCCTTTTTATCTCAACCCATGGATCAAGGACCACCTCCAAGATTTTTGATACCTTTTTGGCTTTGGGCATCTGACCACCTCCCTGCACACCCACCCTCATGCGAGTTTTTGCGTAAATCTCTCTTGTCTTGTCCCTTCTCCGTTCGGTACCTTCCCAAATAAAAGTCATTTCCCTCGACTCGGGGGCTTATATGAACAGAGAATAAACAAACTTTAAATAAATAAAAGTATAAAACAAATGCGATGATTACCATCGCTCCTGGTTGATGTATCCCTTGGCCTCCTGTGGATGTATCCTTTCTGGATGTTCCTTATCGTGGCATGACTTGCATAAGCTTATGAGATTGGCATCTGATAATGCCAGTGATGGATTAGATCTAAGATGGATGATGTGATGCACTGTATCGGCATGACTATACTTGCCCATGCGCTTACAGTGTATGCACTCCTTATCTCTTGCCAGTATCTCTTTCCTCTTAGCTAACCACTCTTTGCTCCAATAGAATGNNGAATGTCTTTACATTGCCTGATAGTATTGCCTTGACTAACTCTGGCCTCATCTGTTGCGCCTGTCATAGAGTACAGCAAAGACTATGCAGCATTGTATTAAGATAAAGAGCATGCAGATCCTGCCAATGTCAGGGACCTTGTCATGTATGTTTGCCAGTGTCTCTATCAGCTCCATGTTACTTAATCTCCTTGATTGCTCCATGCTTGCCTCTTGTGTATACTCTGGCTTTCATGCAAACGTTGAGGTCATCATACTGACCAACCTCTATGAGCTGCTTGTGCTTGCCATTGTAACTGCATGTGAGATATGTCCCATTGTCTTGAGCCTGTCTTATCTCAGACTTGAGCAGGATTGTTGTCTTGCCACATGTGCTGCATCTGTATGCTATGTACTCATTGTTATCCATATGCTCGGCTCCTCCTTTGGGATTGCATTGTGCTGTTGCGGTAATCTGTTGCTGTCTTGTTTATGTGAGCCTCGACTCTCTCTGTGTAGTGCTTGTCAGATGATACTCTGATGGCTGCTATCCTGAGATAATGTGAGTGAGGTATTGTATGCTGCTGTATAAGGTCAATAAGCTTTTGAGCTGTTGACCGCTTGCAGAAATGTGCATGCCTGTTATCCGGTCCCTCAGTATTGATTACTGTGTATGACCTGTTGCCTGTCTTGAGTATCTTGTATTGTCCATCAACATAGATCACTCTGCTCATTGCACTGCTCCTCATCTGTTGATTGCAAAACAAAAGAGCTTGACGCATCATCAAGCTCTCTGTTCAAAGGAGGAAATTCATGGATCTGGCGAAACTGCCTAATACCATATTAGCATCGTTTATACTCTCAAAAGTGCCATGTTTGTGCCAACTTAATCCTCCTTGCTGTGTGTTTATGTTGTATTTTAATCACTCGCATGCGTTTATAATGCGTTTATAATGCGTTTAATGTGCGTTTATAATGTGATTATGTGTGACCATCTCTGTTTATCCTTCTGGCTATTTCTCTCACTGCATCTGCCTGGACATCCCTAATGATTGCATCTGTTGGCCTTTTACCTTGAAGGTTTATTATATATCCTGTGCTGTCTTGACCATCGGCCATATCAATACCGATGATTGCATTCTCTACATTCCAATCTATTGCCTGCCCACATTGAGAACAGTAATGTTGCGCTGTCCTGATGCTGATTTTCTTTCGGCATGATGGGCATATTCCCAATGATTTAAATGTCTGTGTGTCTATCGGCTTAGACTTTACCTGCTTATCCACAAATGGCCTTATGGTCTCATACACTTCTCTTGTTGGGAATGATTGGCTGCCAATACCCTCAAGGCTTATTGTTACTGTATCGTTTGATTGGAGTATGTCTAATAGCTGCTCCATGGTCAATTGCCCTCATCCTCCTCATCTTCCCAGAATGGATCCGAGTCCACATTGTACTCATGGTAACTCTCTCCATCAACCTCAACCTCATCGACTCCATCAAGATCCTTAATCTTATTGATTACATCATCAAACTCTGCATCATCTTCATCAATGACAATACCTATCTTGATATAGATCATGGCTCCACCTCATACACTATGCGCTCTATTGCCTCAAATGCCTCATCAATATCAATGCTGTAAGCACCCTCAGAGTTGAGATTTGTTGCCTCGTAGACAACTGCAACTATTCGATTTACTATCTTAATTGCCTGGATGGCCTTGTCGAGAGCCTCGATGTCAGCTCGCAACATGCTTTCATTGTCTTTGCCGGCATACATCAAAAGTTTATTATTGAGTATCAGTGATTCAAGCTGCTTGATTGTCTGCTCAATATCCATCCGGCATTGCCCTCCTGTCAATCAGATTAAGCTCAAGGTCCATGGCATCTGTTATGTCCATGAATGAGTAAAGGCTTATACTGTCACCTCTGAGCAGTGCCTGCACTTTGTATATGGTCTGTCCTGACTTAGCTGCAATGTCTGCTGTCCTTAATCCTTTTAGCTTTTTGGTTAGCCTTATCTTTTTTACTATCTGGTCATGGTCCATCTTATCCTCCCTTATACCTCGCATCCGTAATAGTATGCTATCAATTCAATGGTCTGCCTGCGCCATCTGTAGAATGTGCGCCTGCTTATCGGCAGCTCCTTGATGATGCCAAAGTCTGTGTATCTCCTGTCGATGTACTTCATTGTGATCATCTGGATTTTCTTAGGCTCTGGATCCGTCTGCAAGGCTGTCAATGTGCAATCAATTGCTTTTTTCATGCGCCTGTATTGATGGAGCCTGAAATTGTCGGCCAACATGCCTGCCCTTGATGCTGTGGTATCTGATACTGATCCGGCTGTATGGCTGCTGCCTGTTGATTGAGGACCTGTACTGTTGATGATGTCATCCTCCATCTCTGCAATGGCCTTGGTCATGTCCTTGTACTCATACAGATGAGCCTCTATCATCTTTGCATTGGCTCTCTTAATTCTCTGGTTACTCATAGGCTGTCCTCCCAGAAGGACTCAACCTGTGCCTGTGATGGCTTATCTGCCTGCACCTCTCTTTCTTTGCAGCCTCTCGGATCGCAATATGACTTGAGCATGCATCTTGGTATGCTCCATATATTCTCTGGTATGGACCTGAGATAGTCGCACTTAAACTCTGTACCTGATGCATCCGGCTCAACTGTCTTGATGTCCTGTAGTACCTCATTGATGATGGATGCTTTAAGCTGTGCAAGATTGGATGATATGGTGTTGTCTGGCTTGCTCATGATTAATCTATTAGCCTCATATGTCCATTTGGCCATTACCTCGTTTAATGTCATTGCTTGCCTCCTTATCCGCTTATGTATCGTTGCCTCCATGCGTTGTATAGTGCCTCTGGATTATCTATGTTGTATGACTTGAGCCTCTTAATGGCTGTTGCTCTGTCTGTCGATTCTCCCTGGTCCCTGAGATATGCTGATGCTGATGTGTATGGCATCTGATCCTTTGTCTTTTCATAGCTCTCAATGGCAGCCTTATGAGTCCTGATATACTCGGTAATCAATTCTGGCTGTGGATGCTTATAGTCTCTCTTGCAGGTTATGTGTTTGTTGAGGTACCTATCAGACATCTTTATAAGCTTTGATATATCCCTCTTGTGCATACCAAGTCTATACAGATCATTGATTGCCTGCTTGACCTGATCCGATACATAGTAAGTGGCCATTACTCTTTATCCTCCATGTCTCTTGATAGTATGACTATGTCCCAAGTGCCTCCACACTGGCATAGAGGATGCTGTATACAGTGCAGCCATGTCTCTTTTGGAGTAGTCCTTATCTTTGGCTCTGTGCCACATGATTTGCATTTAATCTTGATTCTCATCATCTCATGCCTCCTTATGCTTTGGCCTCGGTCTGTTTGGCCTGGGATTCTCTATGCAGTATCTGACTCTATGGAGAGGGATTGAGAACAGATTCCCAATCTCTCTCATGGTCTTGCCCTGTGAATATATCTGATTGATTGTCTGGATCATCTCCTGAGATAGGGGAGACCGTCTTTTCATTGGCCTGCCTGCGCTATTCATAGCCAATACCTCTGAATGACCTTCTTGATCTTTGAATCATACAAAGATAATCCTCTGTTTCTTTCCCACCTGTACCAAAAGATGTATCCGACAAGCTCATCAGTTATTGCCAGTATAGAGTTGCAGGAGCATCCAATCTTGGTGGATCCTATTCTCAATATCTCTGTTTGATCCTCGTCATGTATCTCATAGTCAAAATCTGTAATGTTAAATGTCTCACATATCGGCTTAATGGCTGCCAATACATCTACTCTTTTATCTTCAAGTGTTTTCATTTGGCTTTACCTCCTCCAATGTGACTCTCACATATGGCTGCTCACTGTATCTCTTGATTACTGTTAGCTGTGTAATTTGGCTGTCATCCTTGTATGCAATCTTGTTGAGTGCATCAAGAATTATCTTTGCAATGTTGTCTGCATCCGGCTTGATAGTCGGATTGATGCTGCCATTGAGCATCTGCATCCGGATTGACTTGTTCTTTCTCTTTGGCACTGCATAATGTGCCTCGATTGTGGCCTTGATCTGGCCCTCAAGCCATCGGCCTGCACCTCTGAGCATGTAGCAATCCCTCACCCAAGCCTGATAGCTTATTGTCCTATTTGTTGTGTATATGCTGCCTGTCTGTGTGTTAAACCTCGGCCTGTCTTTGCCTCTAATGGCTCCCTCAATTACAAATGTTGTTACCATGGCTTAATCCATACTCTCAAGACCTTATTGATCCTTGTACTGCCCATGAGCCTTGTCTTATGGCCTAAGAGCTTATAATAATCCTCTGATGTAGCCACTGTGAGCCAGTTATCCCCGGCCTTGTATTGGAGCTTGTAATATACGCTGTCACTTGGCATTACTTACCCTCCTAAACTTTTTAATAAACTCAATGCTGCACTCTACTGAGCATCCCTTATCACAAAAGGATTTAACCTGCTTGTCTGTCAGCTTGTACAGGGATACATTTTCATTGGTCATTGGGCATTGTCCGATGCATATTTCCATCTGTATCCTCCTGCTGTGGGCCTCTTTCCCTTGCAGCATTGTGTGATATTGGTCTTATGGAGTCCTCGGATGCCAATCAAGTCAGCTGCCTGCTCTGCATGTACTGCTGAGTCATATGTGCCAAGTACATTGCCTTGATCATCCATCCTTACAACTTTCTTATTCATTGCTTATCCTCCAATTGGATTGTATTGAGCAGGACCTTGAAGATTGCCTCAAGCACATCTACAACAATGCTATTACCTGCTTGATGGTAAAGAGTGCCATTGGTGCATCCGTCTCTTGTTTGATGAGTCTCTGCGACTCTGTCAAAGTCTTGATCATCAAACCCCATTAATCTCCAACATTCTCGCTCTGTCAGTGTTCTGTATCGTCCGTCCTTTAGCCTGATAATGCCACTGTTAGGGCATCTATTCTGCTTTGTGGTTATTGTGTTTGTGTAGTTGTGTATGACATCTAATCGCCTCTGGTATGCCTCCGATGGCTTTGGTGGATTGTACTCTGCAATCTTATTGATCATTGATGGATACTTGACAATGTATTTATCATCGTCAGTATCCTCAAGATAATTGGCTATTGGCTGCATCTGCTTATACTCAATCCTTGACCAATCAAATCGCTGTTCTCCAAGTATTGATACAGTAAAGAGCCTGTCTCTGTTCTGTGGTATACCAAAGTCCATTGCATTGAGTACCTGGTATGAGTTGCTGTATCCAAGAGCCTCAAGCTCCCTGAGGTATTTTCGAAATGTGCCAATCATGTCCTTTGCAAGGACTCCTTTGACATTCTCCCAGATGACAACCTTTGGCATCCAATCTCCAAAACTCTTGATGATCCTTAATGTCTCCCACATGAGAGATGACCTTGTCTTATCCTCATCCTTGCCTCCAAGCCTCTTGCCTGCCCTTGAAAAGTCTTGGCATGGAGAACCATGTATTAGTATGTCTGGCTTGAGAGTGAACCCTACAACCGATTGAGGCCTATGCTTTGATAGATGCTGATAGAGTGCATTGTATGTCTGTACTGCTTTTGCATCTATCTCAACATAGTCAATTAGTTTATGGTCTATACCAAGATTGAGCAGGGCCTTTCTTGGTGCTCCTATACCTCCAAAAAGCTCAAGGACCTGTATCATGTTGTCCTCCTGGCAATCTCTTTGATGATCTCCTGCTGCATGCTCTTAGGTACCAAGTCCATCGGCTCTACCTCTCCAAGCAGCTTATGTGTGCTAACATTGAGAGCCTTGGCCAGTATAAGCACTGTATCAACATTGGGAATAATCAAGCCTGTCTCATACTTCTGAATCGTCCTGTATTGCAAGCCTGTTACTGTTGCAAGCTGTTCCATTGTAATTTGTGCCTGTATGCGATACTTTCGGATATTCCGGCCAATCTCATACTTGTCCATTGCTCATCCTCCTTGCAATCTCTTGGAGCAGCTCCTGATCCGTATAATCTTGGAGAGTCTTGACCTCAAGCATCTCAGCAGGGACTCCAAATACATTGGCCACTATCTGCTGTGCCTCCTTGCTTGAGTCCTCAAGCAGATCAGTGATTGAGAGGCCAAGTACATCAGCAATCTTTAATACTGTTCCAATATTTGGCTTTCTCCTGTTCATTTCATAATTTGCAAGTGTTGATGATGGCATCCTTAATGAATCAGCAAGTCTTTTCTGAGATATATTTTGTTTTTGTCTTGCTGTCCTGATCCTGTCTCCAATCTCCATCTCAATCCCTCCCAAGGAGCTGCTTTTCAAGCATGCTCATGTCATACTCTCGCTCTGTAAATCCAAGGACCTTGCTTGAGTCCTGTTGCTTTTGCTGTGGCTTTGGACTATCTCTCCCGGATGTCTGCCATGAGTTGAGGATGGCTTTCATGTATGCATAGTTTCTCTTGCCTCGCTCATTGCCTCGGACTATGGCATCATGTACCCATTGCTCACTGTATATCTCGGCATCTGCCAGGAGTTTATCAACTGTGATTGGATTTAGTGATCCATACCCATTGCTCTCCCATGTGATGACTAATCGAGATGCCATTTCCTTTTGGCAGTCGGAGTAGGGATCAGGGATATCCTCTCCTTTACTTTCTTCTCCTTTCTTTTCCTTTCCTTTCCTTTCCTTTCCTTTGCTTGATTTTGCTTGAGCATTTTCATCATTTTGGTTAGCAAACTCAAGCAATTGCTTAACGTTTGCTTGAGATGTGCTTGGTTTTTCCTGTTTTTGTTTCATTTTTGCCACTCTTACTGCTGCGCCTTTGCTGCCTGCAATAGACCTTTTATCTTTTATGTCATCCCATGTGGTCATGCGCCTTAGTAATGATTGGCTGTAAAAACTGTCTCCATCTATGCAGAATAGGTCATACTCATTAATGCAATCCTGTATGTATTGCTCAATGTCAACTGATGCATTACTGAGTGTTTTGATGGCTCTGTATGTGCTTTTGTTAAGTGGTAATTTATAGTCAATCTGATTTCTCAGCATCTCGACTATTACCCAATACAAGCCATATCCCTCAAGCTGATAGTCTGCTCTCATGTCCAATATCTTTGGATCTATGATTGCATTGCTGTCATGGCTGAAATAATAAGCATCTTTGCCCATTGATCCTCCTCTCATTCAGATACAAGGAGTGCAGAAGAACACTCCTCAATCTGATGTAATCCCTGCCTGTTGAGTGCATGTCTTAACCCAAGAAGCTTTCAAAATTTATTTATCAATCCCTGCAAGGGGAGAGATAGCTGCTTTAATATGGCAATGGCTCATCTGACATCTCAAGGCCATCAAATACATCATCTGGGATAGCCTCCTGAGTCCTCTGTGATGCCTTTGAGGTCTTAGTAGTGGTATTGCTTGACTTGCTTGCTTGGCTCGTCTGTGAGGCTCCTGTGAGCTTGTCCAAGTCATCTGCAAGGACCTTGAGGACAGCCTGCTTGATGTCAGGATCTGTCTTGTCATTTTTTGATAGCCAATCAAGATACTGAGCATCCTCTTTGATTAACTCTCCAAGAGTCTTGCCCTTGTATTTGCCAAAGTGCAATTTGACATTTACTGCATCGCCTGTGGTCATGGTCTCGGTCCTCTCGGCCTCGATAAACTGCTTTAGATCCTCCATGTCCTGAGTAAAGACATTGGATAGAGCTGCAACTGTGAGAGTTGCATCAATCTGTGCTCTCTTTTTGGCCATCTTGAGGAGAGTATTTACCTGGCTGTATATCTCATCATTGTCTATCCTGTATTTTGTGTTTGAGCCAAATTTCTTAGTGACAAGGCTCGACTTATCGAGAGTAGGGGAGAGGTCTGACTCATATACCCATCTGTATCTGTACTTGTCCTCTTTGCTGTTGCAGGATCCAAGGCCCTCAGTTATCAACTCATTGCCCTTGTATAGGCTGCATTTGACGGTATAAGCAAAGATGCCTGTCTTGTAGTCCTCAATTTGCTCTATGATGTCATATTTGGATGCAAGGCCCATGAGCATGAGTATTTTCTCAGCTCCTGCCTTGAGGAGTGTCGGCTTTTGAGTCCCGGCTATAACTCCATAATCCTGATCCTTTTCTAAGGTTTGATTTACAACTGCTTGAAATGCCCTGATGCTCTTTAGCTGTCCCTGTATCTATGCCATTGGCATACTTGGCCTTGATTGCTGTCTTATCAAGCTCCTCCTTAATCCGGATGCACTCTGGCGCATTGGCCTTGAGATAGGGCATGAGCAACTGATCATCATATGTCCACTTGGTGAGAGTCTTTGAGACAAAGGATCCGTATGGAGTCGATAGCTTAAACTTAGGATTTACTGACTTTTGCTCCATGTAGTAATCAGTTAGAAGGAAATTGAAATAATCCAAGCTTCCATCTATCTTGGTCAGCTCACTTTTGAGCCAATCATTAACCAGATCCTGATGCTTTTTTATCTCCTCATTGGCAATGGCCTGAACCTGTGCCTTTTTAGCCTGGTATTCTGCATATCTCGACATTGCCCATGTTGCAGATCCAAGGTCTCTGACTCTAAATGTCTCTTTGGCATCCTCTGAAAGTATCTGGGCCTGTTCCTCGGCTTTAGCCTGGTTCATGTGAGCCATCAATTCATCAATAATCATGCCTGCTCCTCCTTCTCGACAACCTTTACATAATTGGCATTCTCAGTCGCAATGGTCTCGATCATTGCGATTACTTCCTCGCACTGCCTGATTATCTTTTTAAAATCTCTGCCTTTGCCATACCCGTTTTCATCCGTTTCATCAACTCCAATTAGCTTATCGAGATATAGAGCCTTAATGCTCAATGGATAGTTGATTACATTTGACTTTGGCAGGTCAATTGCTAATTCCTCAATTATCTGAATTGCATCGGCATAGCTAACCATCACATCATGCATGGCATAAGCTTTGTCATAATCGTCTGGTACTGTTGCCTCAATTTTTACTAATTTGTCGTAATATTTACCTTTTACCTTGAGTATCATTTCATCCATGTTTTTTGTTCCTCCTCTAATTTGTGGTATACTGTCCTTGAAAAGTTTTCCATGTGGCCATGTGCATCAGTTCCAGTGATGAGCATGGTCCTTTACTTTGCCTTGAGTAGTTTCTTTTTGGCTGTCTCAAGCTCTCTCGCTCGCTTTGCAATCTCCTTTTCTCTTTTGGAAATCTCAATTTCCATCTTTCGGATCTCTGCCTGCTTTGCTCGTTCCTCCCTCTGCTCCTTATTCTTTGCCCGGGCTGCAGCTCTCTCCTCGGCTCTGAGGATAAACTGCTCTGGATTAGCCTCTGCTGTCCTTATGGCCTGCTCAATCATGGCCTGATCTCTGTATGTGCCGACATATACCTCACGATCTCCAATCCGGAAATAGACCTGATGAGAGTCATCATCCTTGTTGTACTTGGTGCCGACTCTGACCTTTGGAGCATCCTCGACTGTTGCAATCTCTGGGATTGTTGTCTCAGTTACAATACTCATCTGGCCATCTGTGACTGTCTGCCTCGGCTGTATCCTAAATGTTCTCTGCCCTGCCAAGCTCTCCAACATGACATGCATCTTGTCCATCCTCTCGCTGATGTCTGTAAGCATGTCCAGTATCATTTGCTCTTTTACCATTGCTCATCCTCCTCATCGTCAATTGCTTGCCTCCCCATGTAATCCTCAACTGCACCTGCCAATCCAAACACAACAACTGCTGCTACAAACCCAATCCACATCAATCTGCTCATATGCGCCTCACTCTCTCAAATAGCTTGTTACTGACATACCTTGTCCCATCCTGAGTCTGCATCTCTACACAACCATCACTGTCTATGGCTGTTACACTGCCACTAAAGACAAGAGTTGCCCATTTCCTTGACCTAACCTCTATTGCCTCACCAACCTTTATATCAAGAGTCCAATCTCTCACATTTAACCCTCCTTATCTCAAGCCTGTCAGGGCCTGCAGTAGTCCAAACATCATCCAAGTTGTTACTATGACGAATGGAGCAGCCAAGGCTCCGATTAGCAGCAACTTGATAAACTCTCCATCTGTCAGCTCATCACTCATTAGCAGGTCATTTTTAAACCATCTGAGCATCTCAATACCTCCTTACTTGATTGTTTTGCCATACTGTCGCTCTATCCATGGCCTTACATTTGGCTCATCTATCTGAATCTTTCGACCAAGCCTGATGGCCGGGAATCCCTTTGCTCTGCTCATCTGGTATGCCTTGTCCATTGGCAGGCCATATGCATCTGCAAATTGCTTTACACTGATAAATGCCATTGCTTATCCTCCTTAATCCGCTCTTTTTACTCTTGGTATGCCTGCTGCTGCAGCAAGCTTGTCAATGATGACTCCGATCTCATTGGCTCTCTCCATGTACTGATCCGATGTCTCTGGATAGTCCCTCATTGCTTTGAGATACACATCAAGCTCATTTTCCATGTGAGTCATGGTCTTGATGACCTCATCAAATGTCAGTACGATATTGATCTTGTCGCTGTCCTTTGGCCTTGCCATGTTTTTCCTCCTATCCCTTTATGCCGGATGCGATGGCTAACTTTGCCAGGATGGTTTCAGTGTCATGAATGCGCTGTTTGTAGTATTCATAGTTCTCTGATCCCTCAGTCCAATCTGACATAAGCATCTTGTATTTGAGTTTCTTAGTTTTCAGCTGAGTGGCTATATCGGCAACTTCATCAAGTGTAAGTACCAGATTGATTTCATCTGTCTGTCTTGCCATGTCTTTATCCTCCTGATCAATCAGCATGTGCAGCCAATCAAGGCCCCGGTCTCTCTGTCCTCGTATATATCAACATTGGCATCAAAGTCAGTACCAACATATCTGACATTGCATCTCATCAGGTCATCCTTAGGGAGAATCTCAAGCTGCATCATGGATCCGTAACATTCAACATACTTTTTCATGTCCTTGCCTCCTTCACAAATTTGATATATATGTCCTTTCTGTATCGTTACATTTATGTAACATTTGTCAGAAAAAAATAGTGATGATTTTTAGTTAAATTTCAAAAAAATTTTCAATTTGTTCATTTGGAAATGCTCTGACAAATCCAGAGATTGTGGATGTGCCTACTCTGGACTTGCCGTTTAGGATTCTCCAGAAGTGTATTCTTGAAATACCGATTTTTTCGGCCAATTGAGACTCGGATAAATTGTGAACATTCATCAGTGTATAAAATGCCTCTTTTTTAAGTTTCATGTCTTACCTCCTTACAGTTTAGTTACATTTGTGTAACGCCATAACCAGATTATAAACAGAACGTTACATATATGCAATAGTTATTTTGAATTATCTTTATTTCGTTACATGGAAGTAACAAAATATTGTATGCTTATTTATGAGGTGTGTTGTATGGATGAAAAACTACTTGAAACGATTAAAAGTATAATGATTGAAAGAAACATGACTCAAGCTACATTAGCAAAGATGGCAGGTACATCTACTGCAACAGTATCAAGGATATTAACAGGAAAGCAGACAAATAATACTCAGGAAACAGTTAATAAGATTGTTAAAGCTTTAAATATAGATATGAGTGAAATTAATAGAAAGAAGTCTCTTGATTCTTTTTTGGGAAATAACGTAATTAAACCTTTTGATTTCAAAATAGTGAAAATTTTAGGATCAGTAAGAGCAGGAGTTCCTATGTTAGTAACTGAAAATTATGAAGGTGAGATAGCAATTTCAAGAGAACACCTAAGTCCTGATAAAATACACTATGCATTAAAGGTCAATGGAGATAGCATGGATAAGGAATTTGCAGAAGGCACTGTAGTTGTGGTTGAAAAGACTGAAGTTGTCGAGAGTGGCGATATTGCTGTAGTTGGTATAAATGGTAACGAGGCAACAGTTAAGAAAGTTCAATTTCATGAGGAAAGCATTGTCCTCATTCCTTTGAGCAATAACCCCAAACATATTCCGATAATCAAACATTTCAAAAAGGATGATATCCATATATTCGGTAAAGTTGTACAAGCAATTAAATATTATTAGGAGGGATATCCATGTTAAAAAAAGATCCCAAGATTGGGAAACTCCTTGTAGGTCTGTCAATTGTTGTGTTTTTTGCTGCTGCGCTGAATGATTGGATCCTTGTCGGAGCATTTGTATCTCCTGTGATGTTGGCTATAGGTATATTAAAAATAGTGATGCCAGAGCGAAAAGAACGGCCTACTGTTGACAGCTCACACATATCTTATAATACATCACCATTAAATCGCATATCATCACAACCAACCACTAAGGCAACAACCCCGGTAAATGATAAGCCATTGCAAAGAGCATTTATTAAGTCATATGTCACTGGCCTTAATTATGAGGGCAGGCAGGGGATAATTGCATCCTGGAAAGAAAGCATGTATGAGCCTTATGATGGAATGACCACAAAGGAAATGAAAGCTGAAATGACTGGAATTTTCTATAAATATCCTAAGGATTATGAGACAGATGCACTGACATTTGAGCCAGAGCCAACAAACCAATATGATCCTAATGCTGTAAGAGTAATTCATAAAGAGATGGGATTTATTGGTTATATACCCAAAGAGGACAATGTAAGACTTCTCAAATTGCTCGAAAGCAAAGATCCTTTCTATGTTGAGTCAGAAGTGTATGGAGGCCAATATAAGGATGTGGATGATGGGGAAATGACATCCAACAATGAGCCATTTGGAATATCGTTAAGGATCTATAAAAATTTATAAGATAATGAAATTTAGGATGTGATCAGGCATGGCTAAAGGTAAGAGGCATGCAGGAGAGGGAACAATATACTATGACCCAAAGAGGCAGCTCTATATTGCCAGGTATACCCTTGGATATGATGATGACGGCAAGCAGATCCGGAAATCAGTATCATCCAAGTCATCGACAGACTTAATCGAAAGAATGAAAAAATTCGACAGAGAGCAGGCCATGCTCCACATTGATGCTGAGAGAGTGACCTTTGACCTGTGGATCTATAAATGGCTGCATAAGGTCAAAAAGGCTGATTTGAGTGCCAGATCATGGCAAAAATACTTAGGACTATACAACAATTACATTAAGGATGCTCCCTTTGCAGATGACAAGCTCAAGGAGATCCGGATGACAGATTTTAAGTCCTGGTATAATGATTTGCAGGCCAATGGCTCAAGTCTTGATACTGTCAAATACATTAATCTGATTGTGAGAGCTGCATTGGCAGATGCACTCTCGGACAGGCTCATCATCTCCAATCCAACTGACAAGGTATCATTTGCCAATGTTATTGAGGCAGATGACTCAGATATCAAAGCATGGACTCAAGATGAGCAGGCCAAGTTTATCAAGTATCTCAAGAGCCATAAGGATGCTGAGGATGGCCATATGATGATGCTGATACTGGCAACTGGCATGAGACTTGGAGAGGCTCTTGCATTGAGATGGACAGACATAGACCTCGATGCCAAGCATATCAAGATTACAAGAGGCTTAGTAAGGGCAAAGCAGGAGGATGGATCATACAAGGACATTGAGCAGCATCCTAAGAGCAAGGCATCAATAAGGACCATTGATCTACCGGATAAGGTAATGCCCATGATAAAGAAATTGGCAAAGGCAGCAACACCGGGAAACACCCTGGTATTTCATAAGGCTGATGGATCCTATATCTACAATAAAGGACCATTGAGGCACCTGCAGGCCATATGCAGAGAGATTGGCATCTCTGAAATCACGATACATAACCTAAGGCATACATATGCAACCAGGCTATTTGAGGCAGGAGTCAGCATCAAGACAGTGCAGGTCCTGCTTGGCCATAGCGACATCCAGACCACACAAAACATATACATCCATGTAATGCCTGCAACTAAGGACAAGGCTGTCCAAGCAATCAATAAGTTTTTCTAAGCATAACCTCTTAGGCACACAAAAGGCACACTAAACAATCAAACCATTGATACAGGCTGATTGGCAATACTTACAGAGACTCCCT